GAAGTTTTTCCATTCCATCCAGAGTGATCCGCAGTGCGTTTTTGATTATTTTGGGGTGGGCGGTGGTCGGGCTTGTGTGCTGACTCAGCAATGCCGGTCAATGCACAAGCCCGAGCCGCCCGGGTGCGGGGTCCGCTCAGTCAAGAGGTGGTGGCATCGCTGCCATCACCGGTCTTTGTTTCGTTGCCTTGTGCATCGGGCGCGCCGGAGTTATCGCCTGTGGCCTTGGCCAAAGCACGTTCCAGCAGCTCAATGTCACGCTTGACGCCGCTCTTGTCATGCAGGGTCAGCGCGCGGGTCAGGTACTCAATCGCTGGGGCGTGCTTGCCTTCTTCGCGCATGGCGTAACCAGCGGCCTTGTAGAGCTTGGCGCGCACCTGGTCAGGCATGTCGTGCTCCAGCGTCAGGTCAATGGTCTGGCAGATCGCCATGGCTTCCATCGGCTCTTTGGCGGTGTGCTTGCGCAATTCGGTCTCAGCCACTTCTTCTGCGATCAGGGTCGCGGTGGTGCGCCGGTATTGGTCGGGCAGGGTCATGCCGTGCGCCAAGGCATATTGGGCAATGGGCAGGGCTTCGGCGTAGTCGGCGCAGTCCAGGTGCCAAACCATCACGCTCATGAGCACGTCGTCTTGCGCGCCTTTGCCGCCAGTCAGTGCGCCTTGCACGTAGGCGGCGTATTCCGCCAGCACGGAGCGCTTGAATTCGATCTTCAGCTCGATGCTTTGGATGCCCTTGAGCCTGCGGCGGTCTTCGGCCAGCTTGGCCAGCATCAGCTCGTAACCGGTGGCGCCTTCCATGGTGTCGCCGGGGCCGTTTTGGGCGGCTTCCTGCTCGGCCATCTTGGCCAAAAAGTGTTTTTGTGCGGGGGTGGGCATCGCGGGGTGTCCTGTGGGGTTGTGGGGTCTGGCCCCCACTGGCCGGGGCCAGTAGGAGGTTTAGGGCTCAGCCGGTCAGATGACCTCGACGGCTTCGGCCACGCAGCCGGCGCCAAAGTCTTCGACCACGTAGCCCTCGTTGACCGATTCGAAGTTCTCGATGCGGTCGCGCTTGGCGTTGTCCAGCACGGTACGGCGGCGGGTGCCTTCTTGCCAGTAGATTGACAAGTTGGCCAGCGGTGTGACCATGAGGGTGTCTTCAGGGAAGAATGGCACCGTCATTGCAGGCAAGCCACCAATGCGCTGGCTGCTCAAGATCACATCGGCGGCGACTCGCTCGCTGTTGCGCTGGTTTTCCGCGTTGTTCAAAACGGGGAAATATTTGTCTGTCACCATGCGGCGTCCACAAATCACCACCAGATCGGGTGATTGGCGGTGCCAAGGGTCGATCAGGCTGTTGACCAGGTCAAACACCAGAGCGTCCAGGTTCTTGTAATCACCAGCGGCGCCCACGGTGGCACCGGGCATCACACGGGCAGAGGCTTTTTCGCGGTAGGCCTGCAGCCAGCCCTTGTTCACGTCCTGCAGCAGCGGGTTTTGCGTGCGGTTGCTGGTGGCGGCGCGGCTGGTGCCGTTGAAGCCGATCATGATGCGGTCGAGGGCGCTGCGGCGCAAGATGGCATCGCGCAAGCGGGTCTGGAAGTCGGGGAACTTGGCCCACGCATCAATCTGCTGGTAGCGCAGGTGCGTGTCAAAGTTGGTTTGCTCGCAGCGGTAGCGCATGGCGTCAATCGCAGCCATGTCGGCGGTCTGGCGGTCTGTGGTCAGCGTGTTGGTGGTGCTGGCAATGGTGCCACTCACGCCCAGGCCCACTTTTTCACCTTCTTGATCACGCACGGGGTACATGTTGATCTTGCTCAGGAAATCGCTCGACTCCTGAATTTTGCTTTCGAGCTTTTGCTCCACCGATGGGGCCACGGTGAATTTTTTGTTGAGTTCATCGACGCTGACGCCGTTGAGCGTAGCCAGTTGGGTCAAGTAAGACTTGAAAAGGACACGGGTTGCGTTTTGCATGGTGCAGCTTCCTTAGGGGTTGTTTGAGAGGTGTTGGTGGTCTGGGTGGTGGTGCTGGTCTGTCGATCAGCAGTCGGTCAGCACATCGCCGGTACCGCCTGTGGCGGGAGGGCGTGCGCCGTGGTTTTGTGTGCCACCGTTGGGCGCCGGGGTTTTGTCCAGCTTGGCGGTCAGCGCGGCCAAATCTTCGGCAGTCTTTTTGTGAGCCGCTTCCAGAGCCGTGAATTTCTCAGTCAGTGCTTTGGCGTCTGCCTTGGCGCTGGTGGCATCGTCCACGGCTTTAGCGGTGCTGGCAGCCAGCATCTCGGTGGCTTGGCGCACGTCATCCAAGTTGGCCTCGGTCTTCTTCGCGCTCAGGCCCAGAATGTCTTTCACCTTGGCCAACAGCGTGACGCCTTCGGGTGCATCGGCTTCAAACTCGATGGCCGCTTCTGTGGCTTCGCTGAAGTGGTTGCTGGGGTTTTGCTTGCGGCCGGCCAAGGGACTCTTGTCGCCTTGGGCCACGCTGAATGCCAGCATTTCGGTGCCCAGGCTGGCGGGGTTGTCGGTCACGGCCAAGCCCGTCAGGTAGGCCTTGCCGGTGTCCGCGAACTTGGGCGTGATTTCAATGCTGGTATAGATCTTTTGGCGGGCCTTGGCCATGGCCACCAGCTCAGGGGTGGCGTCGATTTGCGCAAACAGGGCCAGCTTCTTCGCACCGTTGATTTCGATCTCTTCGGCTTTCAAAGCGGTCACATCGCCATAGGCCTTGAAGGTGCTGTCTGGCGCGTAGCTCTTGAGGTGCTCGATGTTGACCCGGGCACCGTAGGTGTTGGGGCTGTACTGGGCAGCCATGTCAACAATCCATTGGCGGTCAATCGTGCGGCCGTCAACGGTGGCGCCTTCAACAGCGACGCGGAAAAACTTCGATTTATTGGCCATGGGCTTCCTTCAATCAGGTTGATGACAAGCGGACTTGTCGGTTGGGGTAGTGGGTATGTTGGACCCGCGCGCGCGCGAGTTCCAGCGCTTTGTGTTGTGACTTTTGCGCCTACAACCAAAACAGCTTCGCGCGCGCGCGTAAGCCCGGCAAAGTGTCGGTAATGCTTGAAATTGATGTACCCACCAGCCCTGAAACCGATGTGAATTCAGCCAAACACGTAGCCCGTGAACTGGCTGATGGCATGGATCCGCGCCGTGCTGCGCGTGCGCTTTTTTGGCGCGGATACAAGATCGCCCACATCGCCCAATTGGTGGACGAGAAATACCACACGGTGGCCAGCTGGAAGCGCCGGGACAAGTGGGAGGCCACAGCACCGTTCCAGCGCATCGAGGCCGCTCTCGACGCCCGCCTGCAGCTGCTGATCGCCAAACCACTCAAGACCGGGACCGATTTCAAAGAAATCGACTTGCTGGGCCGCCAGATCGAGCGCATGGCCCGGGTGGACAAATACAGCAACGGCGGCAACGAGGCCGACCTGAACCCCAAGGTGGAAAACCGCAATGCCCACCAAAAGGATGACGCCTGGAAGAAAAAACGCGATGCCAAAAAGAAGGCCGATTCGGGGTATTCAGAAGAACAGGTGGAGCGCCTTGTCGAAGCATTCCACGATGAAATCTTTGACTACCAAAAGGTCTGGTACCAGGCAGGCCTGACGAACCGCATCCGTGACTTGCTCAAGTCTCGCCAGATCGGGGCCACTTGGTACTTTGCCCGTGAGGCCCTGGTGGATGCTATCGAGACCGGGCGCAATCAGATCTTCTTGAGTGCGTCAAAGGCCCAGGCGCACGTCTTCAAACAGTACATCGTGGAGTTCGCCAAAAACGCAGCAGACATCGAGCTGCGCGGCGACCCGATCAAGTTGCCCAATGACGCCACGCTTTACTTCTTGGGCACCAACAGCCGCACGGCGCAGTCGTATCACGGCAACCTTTACTTTGACGAATATTTCTGGGTGCCCAAGTTCCAAGAGCTGCGCAAGGTGGCATCGGGCATGGCCATTCACAGCAAGTGGCGCCAGACCTACTTCAGCACGCCCAGCAGCATCACGCATGAGGCCTACCCGTTTTGGACGGGCGACCTGTTCAACAAAGGCCGGGCCAAAGACGCGCGGGTGAAGGTGGACATTAGCCACGCAGCGCTAAAGGGCGGCATGCGTGGTCCCGATGGCCAGTGGCGACAGATTGTCACCGTCGAAGATGCTTTGGCCGGCGGCTGCACCCTGTTTGACCTGGAGCAGCTGCGGCTTGAATACAGCCAGGCCGAATACGACAACTTGCTCATGTGCCAGTTCTTGGACGATTCGCATAGCGTCTTTGGCCTGAGCCTGCTGATGCGCTGCTTTGTCGATGCCTGGGCCGACTGGGATGACTTTAAGCCCTTTGCCACCCGCCCCTTTGGGCATCGCCCCGTCTGGATTGGCTATGACCCCGCCCTCACGGGTGACCGGGCTGCACTGGTGGTGGTGGCACCGCCGATGGTGCCGGGGGGCAAGTTCCGCATTCTCGACAAGGTCGAGTTTCACGGCCTCGACTTTGAGGCGCAGGCCGAACGCATCCGCAAGTTCACCCAGATCTACAACGTCACGTATGTGGGCATCGACTCCACCGGCATCGGTTCCGCCGTTTATCAGCTGGTGCGAAATTTCTTTCCGACCGCAGAGGCGATCAGCTACAGCCCAGACGTCAAAAGTCGCATGGTGCTCAAGACCCATGACGTGATGACCAAAGGCCGCTTGCAGTTCGATGCTGGCTGGACCGACTTGGCCGCGTCGTTCATGTCCATCAAAAAGGTCATGACGCCAAGCGGCAGGCAGATCACCTACCAGGCCGGCCGATCCGAAGACACCAGCCACGCCGATTTGGCTTGGGCCACGATGCACGCCATTTCTCACGAGCCTCTTGAAGGCCAGACCTCGCAAAACCAATCCCTGATGGAGATTTTTGGATGACCCGCAAAAACCGCAATACAAGCTCGAGCAGGGCGTTGGCCACCATCGACATCCCAACTGCTACGCCCATCGTGTCGCCGGCAACCGAGACCACACGGACAGAGGTGTTCACCTTCGGTGACCCAGTACCGGTGCTTGACCGGCGCGAATTTCTGGACTATCTGGAGTGCGTGCCCATGGGCAAGTGGTACGAGCCTCCAGTCAGCCTGTCCGGTCTGGCCCTGACGTTTCGGGCAGCGGTGCACCACTCAAGCCCTATTTACGTCAAGCGCAATATCTTGCTCAAGTGCTTCAAGCCCCACCGCCTGTTGAGCAAGGCTGCTTTCAGCGCCTTCGCCCTTGATTTTTTGGTGTTCGGCAATGCGTATTTGCAGCGCAAGCGCGCCATGTCAGGCCGTGCCCTCATGCTGGAGCATCTGCTGGCCAAATATGTTCGCAGGGGTCGAGATCTGTCCACCTATTGGTGGTCGCAAAACTTCCGCGATG